TTATTCCTGAGCCACAGCGCCGGATCGGTTTTTCTCCGGCCAGTGTAACACAGCGGGAGCCGTATCGTGAAGCAGCCGGAGAGCTTCCCGGCGCTGGGCGCTGTCTTTCAGCTTTAACGTGTGGCGAAGCTCCACCAGCACATCAAAAACGAGCTTTTGCTCCTCGTCGGACACCTCACGCACCGCCCGCTCCACGGTATCAAACAGGGTGGACAGGTTATCGCCGACCGCCAGGACAATTTCTGGTTCTTCCCACTTGTACGCAGGAGTCCGATCATCACTTTCTCCTAATAGGTACTCTTTGCTGACATTAAAGTATTGTGAAAGTAAGGTTAGTACGGCTGAACTTGGGGTTCGTTGTGCGTTTTCGTAATTTACAATTGCAGGCAGACTGACCCCCAAACTATCAGCCAATTGCTTCTGTGTAACCCCCTTCTCTTTTCGGAGAAATTTTAATCTTTTTACCAACCCTTCATTGTTTTCCATCATCTATACCCCCTAACAAAATGAGTATAGCAAAGAACCTATGCTCTGTAAAACAAAACTTGCGAATTTCGCTTGACATTATGCTATGTATAGGCTAAAATTCACTTGTAACCTATACATAGCATAATGAGTGAGGAGGTTCAAAGATGTTTATACCGAAAGTGAATGAGATTAAGCGCCGCCGCCTGGAGGCCGGGTACAACTGCCAGGAACTTTCCTTGCTGGCAGGGCTACCCAAAAACGCAATCTACCGCATCGAGCTGGATCAGTCCCGGTACACCTATCCCATCCGGGCCAGAGCCATCGCCAACGCCCTGCACTGCAAGGTTGAGGATATATTCACCATCACGGAAGGAGCATGAACATGAACGAGATGCAGGTATTCCAGAACAGCGAGTTCGGCGAGCTGGGTGTGCTGGAGATCGAGGGCAAGCCCTGGTTCCCTGCCACGGCGTGTGCCAAGATGCTGGGCTACGCTAACCCCTGGAAAGCAATCAATGATCACTGCAAAAAAGATGGCCTAACGAAATGTGAGGTCATCGACAACCTGGGCAGGACGCAGTCCGCGAAGTTCATCACGGAAGGCAACCTCTACCGTTTGATTGTCCACAGCAAGCTGCCCGGAGCCGAGCGGTTTGAGAAGTGGGTGTTTGATGAAGTCCTGCCCACGATTCGCCGGACGGGAGGATATGGGAACCAGAATGCCGTGATCGTAAAGCTGGCAGAGCAGATGACGCAGGTGGCCTCCGTTATGGCACAAGCCGCCGCAGCCATGACAGTGACAGCGGATAAATTGACCAGCTTGGTAGATCGCCTGAGTAGCAGCCCGACCCCTCCCGAGCGCAGGGCTGAGGAAGCCAAGGGCCTTTATTACGGCCCTGCGCGGTGTAAGCTGGAGACCTTCCCTGTTGAGATTGTGCGTCAGGTGGAGGGAATGATGGCGGAGATGCAGGAGCAGCAGAACCTGAATTTCAGCATGATTGCCCGGTTCTGCACCATCCATGGGCACACCATCAGCAGCCCGGCGGTGAAAACCTATTTTTTGAAGCATTTCAGCGAGGGGTAAAAAGCCGAAACCGCCAGATCCTGGCGGTCTGCAGGGAATGACCTCCCTGCACTGATGATGGCAGGTCAAGGCAGGTGATTAGAATGGCAATCGAACTGAGTACTGCGGAAGTAGCAAGCCTGAAAGGATGCAGCACCCAGTACATTCGGAGGCTGGCCAAAACAGAAGAACTAAAAGGGCACAAGTGCTTGAACGCTGACGGCTCACCTGGGTGGATGTTCCTTGTGGAGGAACTGCCTACAAGCCTGCAGGAGAAGTATTATAACCAGCTCCGCGCCAGCCTGCCGGAAAAGGCAAAGCCAAAGGCGGCCAAGCCGCTGGACACCTATTCCATTGATGAGCAGGAGGAAATCGCCTTCTGGCTCCGGCTGGTGAAGCAGTGGCAGGACTACCGGAACAAGCCGGGGGCCAACAAGACCGAGGTGGACGCGCGCTTCGTGCAGTGGTGCAAGCTGGAATACCCGGAGCGGGCCATATCCGTGGATACCCTATACCGCCGCTGGAACGCAATGCGGGCCAACGACCTGGACGGCCTGATCGACAAGCGGGGCAAGTGGAAGAAGGGCAAGAGCAGCATCCCGGATCCCATGTGGCAGGCATTCCTGTACTTCTTCCTGGATGAGCGGCAGCACCCCCTGAAAAAGTGCTATGAGTACACCAAGCTGGAGATGCAAACGAGCTTCCCGGAGCTGGTGGGGGATATGCCGAGCTACACGACCTTCTACCGCAGGGCGCAGGCCGACATCCCGGAGCCGCTGAAGGTGCTGGGCCGTGAGGGTGAGAAAGCCTTCCGCGACCGCTGCGCCCCGTATATCCGGCGTGTCTACGACGATATGCGGAGCAACGAGTGGTGGATCGCCGACAACCACACCTTCGACATCATTACCGAGGGCGAGAACGGCCAGCGCCACCGCTTGTATCTGACGGCCTTCTTCGATGCCCGGTCGGGCATCTTCACCGGATGCTTTGTCACCAACGCCCCCAGCAGCCAGTCAACTCTGATCGCGCTGCGGCGCGGCATTCTGAAATACGGCATCCCGGAGAACATCTATGTGGACAATGGCCGCGAGTTCCTGACCTACGATGTGGGCGGCCTGGGCCACCGGAAGAAGAAGCCGAAGGGCGGCCAGGAGCGGTTTGAGCCGCCCCCGGTATTCGAGCGGCTGGGCATCCACATGACAAACGCCATTGTGCGGAACGCAAAGGCGAAGATCATCGAGCGGCGCTTCCGGGATGTGAAAGACCACCTCTCCCGCCTGTTCGATACCTTTACCGGAGGCAATGTGCTGGAGAAGCCGGAGAGCCTGAAGTTTATCCTGAAGGACGGCAGGATCCCGCTGGACGCCACCCTGGTGGAAACGGTGGAGGAGCTGCTGGACTGGTACTTCAACCAGCAGCCCTACGGCGGCGCAGTGGCCAGAGACCACGGCAAGCCCCGCCAGCAGGTCTACAACGAAAACCTGCACACCAAACGGGTGGCCAGCGCCGAGGACTTAAACCTGATGCTGATGCGGAGCAGCCGGGCGCAGAAGGTCACGCGCCGGGGCGTACACCTGGACATCGCGGGCCAGCGCATCGACTACTGGAACGACGATCTGGTGTTCAACTACCTGGGCCAACAGGTCTATTACCGCTATGACCCGGACGATCTGAGCGAGGTGCGGGTGTACGACCTGCAAGACCGCTTCATCATGACTGTCCCCGCCGACAACACGGCGGTGCTGACCTACGGGGCCAGCAAGGAGGAGGTCAAGGAGGCCATAGCCAAGGTGCGGCGCATGGAGCGCATCACCAAGGAGGCCAAGAAGGTCAGCACCTTCCCGGCCTTCGGGCGGCACACCGCGCTGGAGCTGGTTATGGAGGCCGCCCACGAGAGCAAGGTCGCACGGATCATCCCGCCCGCCGATCCGAAGGTGCTGGCGCTCCAGCGGCCTGACGAGGAGCCGCTGCTGAAGGCGGTGGCAGGCGGCCCGGATCTGGACACGATGAACCGAAACGCACTGAAACGAAATGGAGGAGCCGATCATGAGTAAAGAGTACAACAGCGCGCTGCAGGCGCGGGTGGAGCAATTCCTGAAGGAAAAGAACATCAGCCAGGCCAAGGCCGCCCCGCTCATGGGGATCAGCCAGACGGCGCTGAGCCAGTACCGGCGCAGTATGTACGACAACGGCGACATCTCCGCCCTGGAGAGCAAGCTGGAGGAGTTCTTCCGCACCCAGGAGGAGCAGGAGGCCAGCACGGAGAAGGCCCTTCCCTACCGCCCCACCCAGGACTACATTCCCACCTCCATCTCAGAGGATGTGTATAAGCTCATCCGCTACTGCCAGCTGGAGAAGGGCATGGTCATCATCCACGGGGACGCTGGCATCGGCAAGACCAAAGGGGCCGAGCGTTTTGTCCGGGAGAACCCCACGGCCAGCGTCTATATCCAGGCCACGCCCAGCACGGGCACCCTAGCAAACCTGCTGAAGGTACTGGCGCGGGCGCTGAAGGTGCCGGAAACCCGGAACAAGCTGGACTTGACGCTGGCCATCCGGGAGAAGCTGGAGGGCACCAACAAGGTCATCATCATCGATGAGGCCCAGCACCTGCAGCTGCGCTCCCTGGAGGAGATCCGAACCTGGGCGGACGCCAACCCCATCACGGGGCAGCAGGGCGTGGGCATCGCGCTGATCGGGAACACAGAGGTCTACACCCGGATGGTGGGCAAGCAGGAGGCGCGGTTCGCCCAGCTGTTCAGCCGGATCCGTATGAACCGCTATTACAGCACCCGAAAGGTCACCGAGCAGGATGTGGCGAAGCTGTTCCCCAAGCTGGCCGAGGAGGGCCGGAAGAAGGAGCTGAACTTTCTGCACGGCATCAGCCAGTCCAAGTGGGGCATCCGGGGCGCGGTGAATGTCTACAACAACGCGGTGAACAACGAAAACATCAGCTACGATGGGCTGTATGCCATGGCCCGCACCATGGGCATCGGCCTGGTATGAGGAGGGAAACAGGGATGAAAAAGGTCAATAAGCTGCTGCACCTGGTATTGGGCTTTTCCGCAGGGGTTCTCGCCGGGGCGTTTATCCGGCTGGGGTTTGAGATCATTGATGGCCGCCCGGCAGCCATCGGGGGCGAGGCGCTGATCCTGCCGCTGGTCATCCTTTTGGTGGGCTTCGGGTTCGCACTTGGGAAAGAGGTCAAGGCGCAGGGACACTTCAGCAGGGTTTATGAAAAGGGCTACCGGAGGGGCTACCACAAGGGGCTGGAGGAGGGGACGGCGGAGATCCACAGCCACATTGATGTGTACCACTTCCCGGAGGAATTTCAAGTCAGGAGTGAATGAACGCCTGGGGCTTCGGCCCCGGCCTTAATGCAGCTCCCCCATGGGGGAACGGTCACAAGCCCGTGGAAATGCAGAGTGAGGCATGACATTCAACATAGAGGGGTGGTGCAATGAGATACCCAAAAGGGCTGGCGAGGCGGGCGGAGCTACACCGAGCGGTTTTGCACGATCTTCTACTGCGACAAGGTGCAGGCAAGCCGCTGCTGCGCCGACTGCGACAGACGGTGCGCCAACGCCTGCCAGAACCACCCATTACGGTGCGGACCGGAGGACAAGGCCCGCAGAAGGAGGGAAAGAAAATGCTGACCATCACGATCCAGGTGAACGCGCCGTCCGGCCAGGCTATCGGGATCAAGGAGGACATCGCCGCATATCTGGAGAAGTTCGGCGACGCCAGGGTGGTGTCCATCGTGGAGAAGCTGCCGGAGCAGCTGCGGATGGACAGTCCTCCGCAGCGCGGCGCTGGCCCCGCCGAGCGCACCCGGCAGGCGGTCTACGCAACCGGGAACAGGTGGGCCATCGAGAACTTTGAGGCCACGCACAGCTGAATGGGAGGTGATCCACGATGACGAAAGAGGAATGGAAGCAGGCGGAGGAGGCCCTGACCCACTTCTTCCGCCCGGTGGAGCTGAAGGTGGACGGATACGACATCACCCTGATTTTGGAGCGGGTGGGCGTATATCAAAACAAAATCATGGTCTATATCGGCGGAGAGTTCCGGGGCCAATGGATGGCAGAGGACTGTGATGAGCGCCGCCGCTTCCTGCAGGAGCGGAAGCACAGCATCCTCTCCGGCAAACAGATGGCCGAGTTTGAACGGTTACCGAAGCAGAGGCAGAAGGAGCTGCGCGAGAAGTCCCCCATGCAATATTCCTGCTTCACCCCGCAGTGGTCATCCTTTCGGGCGCTGAAGAAACACTTCTGCGCCAACAACCAGAGCATCGAACTGGTCAAGGTATGAGCAGGGGGCTTCGGCCCCCGGCCCTAATGCAGCTCCCCGTGGGGGAACGGTCACAAGCCCGTGGAAATGCAGAGTGAGGCATCACAAGAACAGAAGGAGGTTAAGCCAATGCGAAACGCATCGAAGCGCATGGGGAAAAAGGGCACCCTGACCATCCCGCAGCACCTTCGGCACGAGCTGGGGCTGGACGGCGGCACCGCCGTGGATCTGACCCCTACGGGGGACGGCGGGCTGGTGATCCAGAAGCACCGCCCCACCTGCAATATCTGCCAGGGCACCTATGAGGTGGTGACCTTCCGGGGCTTCCAGATCTGCCGGGAGTGCTTCCTGGGCATCCGGGAGGAGGTCGAGAACCTTGGCTGACACGCTGGTGGAGCTGAAAACCAAGAAGGAAGAGCGGGCCGATCAGATATGGCGCTATGTGGACGAGTATGCGGCCCTGGCGCTGGAGGCTGACCGCATCAAGCAGCGGATGGACTGGCTGAAGGGCCAGTTTGAAACCATGGCCACAGCCGCGCTGAAGGACACCAAGCTGCTGTCCATCAGCTATTGGGGGAGCCAGAACAGCCGGGTGACGGTGACGAACACGGCCACGGTGAAGCCCATCTCCCTGACCATGGTGAAGAAGGTACTGGGCGAGGTGGCCGGGGACTTCGTGAAGTCCGAAACCGTGGACAAGATGACGGAACCCTGCAAGCGGCTGCTGGCCATGGTCTGCCAGGGCAACTTCACGATGGGCAGCCTGGAGGATACCATCCGGGCCATCACCGGCGACGCCAAGATCCAGGCGACCCTGCGGAAAAAGCTGAAGGGGCGCTATGAGAAGGACAAGGCGCTGCTGGAGAAGGTGGCGGGGCTGCCGGAGCAGGAGGCCAGCGACTGGGCTTTCCTGGCCGCCGAGGTCATCAACTGGGAATGGCTGGCGCAGGTGCTGGAGGCCGCAGGCTGGGAGGGCACGACGCAGGAGGCCATTGACATCATCCGGGCCGCCGTGATCGTGGAGGAAGGCATGAAGGTCGGCGTGGAGGCCGAGCAGCCGGAAGTGTAAGAGAAAGGAGGGGCGGGCATGGCAGCCATTAACGCCCAGCAGATCAGGAAGATCTATGCCATCGGGAATGCCCTGGGCATTGTGGAGCGCGGGAATGAGGACGATGACCTTCACGCGCTGGTGTCCGCCCTGACCGGGAAGGACTCGGTGAAGTCCCTGACCTATGCGGAGGCCCAGGCGGTGATCACCGACCTGCAGAAGCGCCAGGGCGCGGCTCCGCTGCCCCGGCACAAGCCCAAGACCTACCCGGAGCGGCCAGGCGGGGCCACGGACGGCCAGCAGCGAAAGGTGTGGGCGCTCATGTATCAGCTGGCCAAGGCGGATAAGGAGCCGAGCGCAGCCTCCCTGGGGGAGCGGTTGTGCGGGATCATCCGCAAGGAGCTGAAGGTGGACTCCACTCCCCAGCAGCCCTTTATCTGGCTGGACTTCCGGGCCTGCAACAAGCTGATCGAGGTGCTGAAGGGGTATGTGAACAACGCAAAGCGAGGTGGTGGGCACGGATGAGTGCGCTGGATCGGGTGCAGATGTCCGACCTGGATGAGGAACAGCAGCAGGTCGCTGAGCTGATCGGCCTGGACAACTACAAGCGGCTGGTGTCTGTGTTCGGGGGCCTGTCCATCTACATCCCCAAGGCGGACGCCTGGGAGCGGATGGCCCGCGACGAGCAGATCCGCGAGGAGTTCGACGGGTACAACTTCAAGGAGCTGGCTGGAAGGTACGGATTGACAGAAGTGCGGATCAGGAGTATTGTATCAGATAAGATGCGGGAGTTCCGCGCCCGGCCCATGGATGGGCAGCAATCCCTCTTTTAACTAATTTCATAAAGGGCTTTATTTTCCCGCTTCGCAAATAGAAGGTACAATCGGTGTAAATCCGATGTACCTTCTATTTTTTTGCGCGGGGGTTTTTGTATGAACTTTGATGCTGGCACCTGGTGGCTGGCGCTTCTCCTCCTGGGAGGGCTGACCGGGGGCTTTTGGTTTCTTTTGAAGCGCACTGTATTTGAGCGCGTGGATAAGCTGGAGCGGTCGGTCGGCGAGAGCGTCAAAAAGGGCGACTACGACAAGGACATGAAGGAAGTCCGGGAGGACATCGAGAAGATCAAGGCGAACTATATCACGAAGGAGGACTTCTTCCGGGAGCAGGCCAAGACCGACCGGAAGCTCGACCGCATCATGGATATATTGCTGGAAATGAAAGGGGATAAGAAGGGTGAGTAATCTCGAAAAGCGCGCGCTGCGGGCGGGCAGCTTTGTCCACAACAACGGCAAGGTGCTGCGGACGGTGAACATCCTCCGGCTGAAGTACAACAAGCTGACGGGTGTGCAGAGCGTCCTGGAAGATGACGGCATCGCCGAGGATGAGTTTCTGGACAGCGTAAACTTCCTGACTGAAGAGGGCTACATCCACCTGCGGCGCATCTCCAATAAAGAGCCTGCGGCCCTGGCCGACACGGACTACACGGCGCTGGAGGCCAAGCTGACCGGCAAGGGCATCCGGCTTCTGGCCGGGGGCATCGAGGACGATATGATCGAGGTGTAAGGGATGGGCAAGAAAGCGGGCAACCGAAAGCACAGCAAAATAGACGCTCTCGACCCCGCTCTGCGGGAGACAGTGGAGCAGATGCTCCTGTCCGGCAGCACCTATTCCGAGATCGTGGACTTCCTGGGCGACAATGGGGTGGGCATCTCCGTCGCCAGCGTCTGCCGCTACGCCAGGGCATACCAGGCCGAAGTGCAGATGCTGAACATGGCCCAGGAGAACTTCCGGCGCATGATGGATGAGCTGGACAAATACCCCGACCTGGACACCACGGAGGCCATCATCCGGCTGACGAGCCAAAACCTGCTCACAGCCCTGGCCAACACCTCGGAGGAGGACTGGCAGGGCGTGAGCGTGGACAAGATGCTGCGCGAGGCCAACGCGCTGGTGCGCGCGGCGGCATACAAGAAGCGCGTGGAGATCCAAAACCAGGACACCACCGAGGCGGGCCTGGATGCCGTCAAGTCCCTGGTGTGGGAGGCGATGGCCAAAGAGCGGCCTGACCTTTACCGGCAGGTCAATGAGTTCCTGAACAGCAAGAAGCAGGATGGTCTGGAAGCGAGGTGAGGACATGGTAAGGTGGTATGTCTTGCAGGTATCGACCGGGCAGGAGACGGCGGTGCGAGAGGCGCTGGAGGGCCTGGGCGTCCGGGCGGCGGTGCCCCGTGAGGAACGGCTGATCCGCAGCGGCGGGGGCTGGACAACGAAGGTCTACACGCTGCTGCCCGGCTATGTGTTCCTGGCGCTGGAGTACAGCGCCGAGAACTACTACCGGGTGAAGGCGATCCCCCATGTGCTGCGCTTCCTCGGCCCCAACGGGCTTTCCCCCTCCTACCTGACCCACCTGGAGGTGGAGTGGCTGCGGCTGCTGGACAACGGCGGGGAGCTGCTGAAGCCCTCCAGAGTGGAGGAGCTGCCGGGAGGCGGTGTGCGGATCGTGGAGGGTGTGCTGCGTAACTTCCCGATCAGCAGCATCGACTATGACAAGCGCACCCGCCGCGCCAAGGTGGAGATCAGCTTGTGCGGGGAGCCGAAAACGCTCACCCTCTCCGTGGAGGGGGACGGGAGCGAGGAGGCTGGGAGTTCTTAAACGGCGTTTACAGGAAGCCGGACAAAGCAGGCGGTTGATTCGTCCCGCCTGGGGAGGCCGGTGGAAATACGGGTGAAATAACCGGGCTGAATGACAGGCTGGGTGGCGAAGCACACCCTTCCCCCCTGTTTTTCAGCCCTGGTTTTATGTTCCTGCCCGTGGTGCCGTTTAAGCGGCGCACAGACCCCTTTAAATTCGCCGCACCGGGCAGGCGGGGGTAATTTCCCCACGCCCGCCTAAAAGCCCGCTGTGGGGCGGCTACGGCCCACGATTGAACACAGGAGGAGGAAAGGCCATTTTGAAACAGCGGAAAATGCGGAGCATCAACGCCCTGGTCGGCGCGCTGGCCGAGGCTGAAAGCAAACTATACAACGAGGACAGCACCGACTTAAAGGGCCTTTGTACACTCTTAAAGGATTTCTTAAAAAGAGATGACACCCCAGAGCGCGTCCGGCTGCGGCGGGAGTTCGAGGCAGGGCTTCCGCTGACCGGGGAGGACGGCCTGCGCCGGAAACTGGGGGCCATCGACATGGAGTTCTTCGGGCGGGCTTACTTCCCCCACTACTTCAGCCGCCCGTCCCCGGAGTTCCATCGGGAGTTGGACGCGATCTGGCAGCAGGGCGTACTGAAGGGGCGCTACCCTCTGACCCCGGCAGACACCAAGGCGATCAGCCGCCTACCGGGAGTACGCCGGGCGGTGGCGGCCCCCCGTGGCCACGCCAAGTCCACAAACCTGACCTTCAAGGGGACGATGCACTCCACCCTGTATGGATACAAGCATTATCCCATCATCATCTCGGACAGCTCCGAGCAGGCCGAGGGCTTCCTGGACAACATCCGGGTGGAGTTTGAGGAGAACACGGCGATCCTGGAGGACTTCGGGCCGCTGGCAGGCAGCGTGTGGCGCAGCAATGTGCTGGTGACCAAGACCAATATCAAGATCGAGGCCATCGGCAGCGGCAAGAAGATCCGTGGCCGGAAGCACCGGAACTGGCGGCCCGACCTGATTATCCTGGACGATGTGGAGAACGATGAGAATGTACGGACGCCGGAGCAGCGCAGCAAGCTGAAGAACTGGTTTGACAAGGCGGTGAGCAAGTCCGGCGACGATTACACCGACATCGTTTACATCGGCACCCTGCTCCATTATGACAGCCTGCTGGCCAAGACGCTGACCAATCCGGCCTACCGCTCCATCAAGTACAAGGCGGTGATCCAATTCTCCCAGGCGGATGACCTGTGGCAGCAGTGGGAAAGCATATTCACCGACCTGGCCAACGATGACCGGGAGGCCGACGCACTGGCCTTCTTCCAGGCGCACAAGGCGGCCATGCTGGAGGGCACCCAGGTGCTGTGGGAGGAGAAGCTGTCCTACTACGACCTGATGGTGATGCGGGTGTCGGAGGGTGAGGCATCGTTTAATTCCGAGGAGCAGAACGAGCCGATCAACCCGGATGACTGCCTGTTCATGGAGGAGTGGTTTGAATACTACAACGAGGCGGAGATCAACTTCCGCGACCCGGTCTTTGACTTCTTCGGGTTTATCGACCCCTCGCTGGGCAAGACCAAGCGAAGCGACTTCTCCGCCATCGTTACCCTGGCCAAGCACCGCAGCAGCGGATATATGTATGTGGTGGATGCAGACATTGAGCGGCGGCATCCCGACCGGATCATCGCCGATGTGCTGGCCAAGGAGCGGTGGCTCCGGGCCAGCTTCGGCCACGGCTACCGGAAGCTGGGCGCGGAAACAAACCAGTTCCAGTGGTTTCTGAAGGAGGAGCTGGCCAAGGCCAGCGCAAAGGCCGGGCTATATCTGCCCATCGAGGAGGTGCAGCAGACCAGCGACAAGGTCATGCGTATCCAGACGCTGCAGCCGGATGTGAAGAACAAGTATATCAAATTCAACCGCCGCCACAAGCGGCTGCTGGAACAGCTGACACAGTTCCCCATGGGGGCGCATGACGATGGCCCGGACGCCCTGGAGGGTGCGCGCTCCATCGCAAAGAGGGTGAAGCGGTTCCGCATCGTGAATCGGGCCGAGTTTGGAATTTAAGGAGGTGGGCAGCTTTGCCGGTCATTTTTATGGAACGCTCTCTGCTGGACAGCCTGACGGAGGCGGACATCAAGGAGATCATTGACGAAAACGAGGGGCACACCAAGTACGCCAGGCTGGAGGGATACTACGAGGGCGACCACGACATCCTCCGGCACAGGAAGAAGGACAGCACCGCCCCCAATAACCGCCTGGTCAACAACATGGCGAAATATATCACGGACACGGCCACCGGGTACTTCATCGGCAAGCCGGTGGTCTACAGCTCCCAAAATGACGCATACCTGGAGGCGCTGCAGGACATCTTCGACTACAACGATGAGCAGGACGAGAACATGGAGCTGGCCAAGGGTGCCAGCATCAACGGGGACTGCTTTGAAATGCTCTACCTGGATGAGGACGCGCAGATCCGCTTCACCAAGGTGCCGCCTGACGGCTGCATTTATATCTGCGAGACGGGGTACAACACGCCCATGGCGGCCATCCGCATCGTGTACTCCAAGGACAAGGACAAGAACATCATCAAGAAGGTGGAGTTCTGGACGGCCCAGGACTGCTGGTATTTCCGCAGCATCAACGGCGGCGCGCTGGAGCTGCTGGACATCCGGGAGCACTATTGGGGGGATGTGCCCTTTGTGGAGTACATCAACAACGAGGAGCGCCAGGGGGACTTTGAAGGCGTGATCACGCTGATCGACGCATACAACCGGGTGGAGAGCAACACGGCGAACTTCTTCCAGTATAACGATGAGGCTCTGCTGAAGGTGCTGAAGATGGGGGCCGTGACCTCCCAGGACATCGCGGAGATGAAGGAAAAGGGAGCCATCATCCTGGAGGACGGCGGCGACATCCAGTGGCTCATCAAAGAGGTGAGCGACACGGCCCTGGAGAACTACAAGAAGCGGCTGCGGGAGGATATGCACATCTTCTCGGCAGTGCCCAACCTGACGGACGCGAACTTCGGCGGCAACCTGTCCGGCGTGGCGGTGTCATACAAGCTGTGGGGGCTGGAGCAAATCTGCGCCATCAAGGAGCGAAAGTTCAAGCGCGGCCTGCAGCGGCGCATCGAGCTGATCACCCACATTCTGAACATCAAGGGCGGCCAGTTCGACTACCGGGACATCGACATCCAGTTCCGGCGCAACAAGCCGCAGAATGTGCTGGAGATCGCGCAGATCATCACCATGCTGTCCGGGGAGCTGTCCCGCGAAACCCGCCTGCAGATGCTGCCTACCATCGACAATGTGCAGGACGAGCTGCAGAAGCTGGAGGAGGAAAAGCAGCAGGAGGTCAACAGCTTCGGCCAGTACAACGCCCTGGCCCAGGCGCTGACCCAGGCCAAGGCCCAGCCGGAGGACGAGGACGGTGAGGGCGCATGAGCTGCTGGACGCGCAACGAGTGGATCGAGGACGCCAAGGAACGGGTGCTGCAGAACACCAAGCGCACCGACGATTACGCCAGGGAGCTGATCTTTCTCTATGACGAGGCGGCCTTCAACATTGAGAAGGAGATCGAGGCCCTGTTTGCCCGCTTTGCCAAGGACAACGGGCTGACCGAGGAAGCGGCCCGGCAGCTCCTGGAGGGGAAAGAGTTCAGCGTGTGGCGCAAGTCCATCGAGGAGTATATCGCCGAGGCATCCGATGCGGCCAAGGGTAGCAAGGCCCTGCTGGAGCTGAACACCCTGGCCATGAAGAGCCGGATCACCCGGAAGGAGCAGCTGCTGGCCAATGTCTACCAGAACATGATCGACCTGGCTGAGGACAGCACCACGAGGCTGGACACCCTGCTGGGCGATATGCTGCAGGTCAACTACTACGAGAGCTGCTTCTCCATCCAGCGGGGGATCGGCCTGGGCTTCCATGTGGCGAAGATCGACAAGAAGCTGATCCAGCGGGTATTGTCCTTCCCCTGGAGCGAGAAGCACTACTCCGAGGCCGTGTGGGGGGCCTGCGACCATCTTTCGGCGCTGGCCAAGCGGGAGATCACCCTGGGCTTCATCCAGGGGAGCAGCGTCCAGAAGATGGCCCGCGCCATTGATGAGGTGATGGACAAGGGGCGCTACAACGCCGAGCGCCTGGTGCGGACGGAGTGCAAATACTTCTCCAACCAAGGCGAGATCATGGGTTACAAGGAGAGCGGCATCGAGGAATATCAGTTCCTGGGCGGCACCGAGCATTCCGGCAGCTGCACCTGCAGTGAGCTGAATGGGCGAGTGTTCCGAGTAGACGAGGCGGAGGCAGGCCTGAACCTGCCGCCCATCCACCCCAACTGCCTGTGCATCATCAAAGCCCATTTCAAGAAAAGCGTTTTCGACAAGCGAGAGGGCGATCCCTTGGCGGACAACATCAAGTTTCGGGAATGGAAAAAGAAATATGTTGACAGCCCTGCAAGGACTGCTAAGGAACCTCTGATTTAA